GAATATTCTACGGTACTTTGCAAGATTCCCTAATGTTAAAATATTTTTTGTTCGCTTTGCTGTCGGATTCTTGATCGTGGTAGATTCATCAACCCCTATTAAAGCTCTTCCAAGAAAGATGTTAAGGAAAGAATATGCAAAGTCTAGTCCTTTCTTTGTAGAAAATGCTTCTACGTTCATTATCAATATCTTAAGATCACCTTTATTATCGAACAACGTATCAAGTTCAGCTTGTTTTTTGTTTGTAATATTTGGTTCCCACAAAACTTTTGTGTGATTTATGTGTTCAGGTAAGTGCACCGGAAACTCTATCTCATCCCAGTTCTTGTACACACCTTTAGGCGCCACGATTAATGCACCGCGGATCGCGCCTCTATCATAAAGCATAGCTATATTATCAACGAGGACCTTGGATTTACCAGTGCCCATCTCCATAAATAAAGCATAGGTATCCTGGGCCCATGATTTTTCTAGTGCCTCGAGTTGATGCTCGTAAGGCTTAGTTTTAAACTTATAATGTTTTATCATATTTTCTTTCTTGACATTTATATAATCATCACTATGTTGAATGTCAACCATAAACAGGAGAAAGAAATGGATAAAGATAAGATTATACAGTCACTACTCAAGATGTTGCAAAAAAACAACAGTGAGATGATTAATTTGAATATTCAAATTGATGACTTGACAGATAAACTAAACACAGCTAATGCTGGAGAAAAGAAAGAGAAAGATGAAGAATCAAATATTCGAACTGTACAAACCGAAAAGCCTAACTAGTTTTCTTGCATTCTACAAAGAAAACCCAAAGGAACATTTCGTTTATGTACTTCAACATCCGCCGCAAAATATAAATATTTTATCGGCCTCTGACTTTGGTTATCTGGTGATATGTTTACCAGAAAACTCACAAATGATTTTTAGTTCTGCACCTTTTGTGCACAAGATGCGTAAAAATTTACAGGACTTTAAATCTGATGACTACATACTTTGCACAGGCGATCCTGCTGTAATTGGTTTATCAACAGCTATAGCCAGTGACGTTACGCAAGGTAAATTTAATTTACTAAAATGGGATCGACAAGAGAGAAGGTATTATCCTCTGTCTTTTGATCTATACACAAAAGGAGAAACAAATGACTAAAGAAAAACTTTTATTAGAAAACCATGACATGAAAAGAGTTATTAGAGAACAAGCAAAAAAAATATGCGAGTTGGGAGGTGAGGGTTATCATGTTCCATTAGTATATGAAAACAGAATGATGTTTAACAGTCCAAAATATGGGGACATACTAACATGTCCGTTAGATGATGTTACGTTAACGTCAGAGAAAAGTTTTATGGGTGGTAACTCAATAGAAACTTTAGAAAGGGCTTACGAACGTGAGTGAAATAAACGATATTGATTTTGAAGAAGATCAACAGAATCTTATAGAAAAAACTGACATACAAACATTAGCTTCTTATTGTCAAGAGCTGCAACAGGTTGAAGACCATATTGCACTTTTGGAAAAAGAAGTAAAAACACAAAAAGAAAAAGCAGACAAGATTAGTTCAGAGGTGATACCAAACTTGCTCGCAGAGCAAGGGTTATCGTCTTTGAAATTAGCTGACGGCAGTTCTGTTGACATAAGAAAGTCATACAACTGCACCATCAAAAAAGATCAGATGGACTTGGCTTACAACTGGCTTCGAGAAAACGGACTAGGTGACATCATTAAAAATGAGGTCGCTGTACAGTTCGGCAAAGGCGAAGATAACAAGGCAGAACAATTGTTAGGCCTTGCGGTGCAAGAAGGCTTTGAGCCTTCGCAGAAGCAGAAGGTAGAACCTATGACTTTGAAAGCACTCTTTAGAGAGCGTATCGAGGCCGGCCTCGATATGCCCTCGCAATTCTTTCACACTTTTGTGAAGGATCAAACAAAAATAGGCCGGAAATAAGGAAACAAGAAACATGAACCAAGTAGCAAAAAAAGAAAATTCAAGCGTAGCTTTAGCGAGCATGTTTGAACAAGACGCTAACACGAGTTTTAGCAACATGGGGTCTGACGACTTTGCGTTGCCATTTCTTAGAGTGTTAGGTCAACTGTCACCCGAGACAAACAAACGGGACGCCAAGTATGTAGAGGGTGCTGAGCCAGGTATGATCTTTAATACCGTGACTAAGCAGCTTTACGATGGCGAGAAAGGTGTCAGCGTAATTCCGTGTTATTACAAACGCGAGTACGTTGAGTGGTCAGATCGTGGCGAGGGCACTAGTGCTCCTGTTGCAATACACGCAGTAGAAAGCGGTATCATCAAAGACGCAACACGTGATGCAAGTTATAAAGATAGATTGCCTAATGGTAACTATCTTGAGAATACAGCATCATACTTTGTGTTGTTGGAAAGTGGTGAGGCAGCTTTGATTTCTATGAAGTCTACACAACTAAAGGTTAGTAGATCATGGAACTCGATGATGAACAGTATCAAACTAAAAGGTAAGAATGGTATGTTTACTCCGGCTATGTGTAGTCACGTGTACAATCTTAAAACTGTGCAACAATCAAATGACAAAGGAACGTGGTTTGGTTGGAGTGTAGAAAAGGTTGGTCCTGTTCAAGACAAAGGTCTTTACGAGCAGGCAAAAAGTTTTGCTGATAGCGCTAACAAAGGTGACGTTGTTGCAAAACACAGTGAAGAAGGTAACAAATCTAATAAAGAGCAGGTACCATTTTAACTATGAGTGGCCCATGGATAGACTCTTTGTGGTTCATGGGCCTACTCGAAGAAGATTTAAAAGAAGATAAAAAAGAAAGGAACGAGAAAGATGCCAAAACCAAGGACGTGCCCAACGTGCAATCAAAAATTCGACATAACGAAATGGCAAAAAAGTAAAATTTATTGCACTGAGGTTTGTAAACCAACGTGGAGACCAAACCGAGGTGGTCCCATAGGGAGACCTAAGGCTAAGAAATGAAGTTTAAGGAAATATTTGAGGGCAATAATAGTGCCTATGGTCAACTAATATTATCAGGAGCAACGACTGAAAAAGGTAAAGCTGAAGGTAAAGCTTTTATAAAAAGACAACCAATCACAGATAAATTATGGGAGGAGCATCTAGAGGGTAAAGATCCGGCTCTAGGTGTTATACCTATTAACGAGGACAATATGTGCAAGTGGGGATGTGTTGATGTGGATCAATACAACTTAGATCATTTGTCTATCATGCGTAATATAAAAGGGTTTGGTTTCCCATTGGTAACTTTTAGATCTAAGTCTGGTGGGGCACATTTGTTTTTATTTGCTAAAGAGTTTATTCCTGCATCACTGATGCAGTCAAAACTCAAAGCAATGGCAGAGGCTTTGGGTTATGCAGGTAGTGAGATCTTTCCAAAACAAACTGAAATTTTAGTTGAACGTGGAGACACAGGAAACTTTTTAAACTTACCATACCATGGTGGCATTAGAGGACTTCGGTACACATTTAAAGCTGGCGGTGAAGCTGCTAGTTTAGAATCATTCTATTCTATATATGATGAGTGGGTACAGACAAAAGAACAAATAGAAAATATTATTGTTAAACAAAAAGCAGAGAGCAACGATGCTTTCAAGGATGGCCCGCCATGTTTAAATACTTTGGCACAAGATGGGTTTGGTGAAGGATCGCGGAACAATGCTTTGTTTAATGTAGCTGTGTATCACAAACAAGCGAACCCAGATAACTGGGAGGACATGTTGATGTCTGATAATCAGAACTACATGAACCCCCCACTATCTTTTAACGAAGTGCAACAACTAATAAAATCTGTTGGTAAACGTGGTTACGATAAATACAGATGTAAAGAGCAACCAATATGTGGTGTTTGTAATGCTGCGAAGTGCAGAACTAAAAAGTTTGGTGTTGGGTTTGAAGAAGAGCAAATGCCGGAACTGGATACACTGACTAAGATAACATCTAATCCACCACAATGGTTTTTAAATGTTGGTGGTAAGAGAGTAGAACTTAAAACAGAACAGCTACACAATCCTAATTTGTTTGCGATTGCAGTCCTGGATCAAGCAAACGTGGTATCACCAATACCAAAAGCAAATGACTGGAGAGAAATATATTTAAAAACATTAATGCAAAACTTACAGGAGATAGAGTCTTTAGAATCATTAGACCCTACAAATCAAATAACTAATTTACTATATGACTTCACTGTCAACAGACCATCAGCAAGAACTAAAGAAGATATACTAAACAAAATGTCCTGGACAGATGAAGACTTTACGTATTTTAGAATGGATGATTTCTATTCTTTTTGTAAAAGAAATAATTGGGAGATAGATAAAACAAAGACAGGTAACCTTATGAAACAATTAGATTTTTTTGTAGATGAGATTAGAATGACATTAAAAAATCAGACACCTCGCCTAGTTAAAATTAAAGCCATGAAAAAGACTAAACCAAGTGTAAGTCAAGTTACTTATCAGGAGACTCCGTTTTAATGAAAACAATTATACTAGGGCCACCAGGCACAGGCAAAACTACAACACTACTTAATTTAGTAGAAGAGTTTTTACGAGCAGGCACAGATATAAAAAAGATAGGATATTTTTCTTTTACAAAGAAAGCTGCATGGGAGGCTATTCACAGAGCCGAAGATAAATTTATGATTGATAAAAAAGAAATACCTTATTTCAAAACATTACACTCTCTTGCTTTTCATGTTTTAAATATAAAAAAAGAAAGAATGATGAAGCACGCTGACTATAGAGACTTTGGTCAGAAGTGTGGAATACCAATACAGAGTGCATGGTATAGTGATGAAGACGGTATATTTAATTCAGACAATGAATATCTTAGAGTTATAAATAGAGCGAGAGTAAAACAAATAGATGTATTGGAAGAGTATGACAACAACAACCACCTGGTGGACATAGAAAGAGATTTATTATACCTTTTATCTGAAGAATTAAAGAGATACAAAAAAGAAAAAGGTTTGGTTGACTATGACGATATGTTGGAAAACTTTATTAAAGAGAATCCTAGTGTACCACTTGATGTACTATTCATCGATGAGGCGCAAGATCTTAGTTCCCTGCAATGGTCAATGGTTAGAGCTCTCTGGAAAAGAGTTGAAAAGACATATATTGCTGGGGATGATGACCAAGCCATCTTCAGGTGGGCTGGAGCGGACGTGGATCACTTCATTGCCCTCAGGGAAGAGGTTGATTTTATCAATACACTAGATCAATCTTATCGCATACCTGGTGGACCAATACATGAACTATCACAAGACATAATTAGAAAAGTTACAAACAGATACGATAAAGATTATATGCCACGACAAGAGATGGGTGACCTTACACGATACTCTGACGTGACGCAGGTTGACATGTCTCAAGGTGAGTGGTTGGTGTTGACAACAGCTAATCATTTCTTAGACGATGTAAAAGATTTGTGTGAGTTGCAAGGTTGGTACTATGCACACAAAAGTAAAAACTCAGTTAAGTTAGATTTACTTCTTGCAATTCAAGCCTGGGAGAAGTGGAGAAACAGTGAAACATTATTACCCGTTGCATCGATTAAAAATATTTATTCGTACCTGGGTGATAACGTGACCAAAGGTTATCAGAAAGGTAAAACTTTTGATGAGAATGAAGAAGGTTATTACATTCAAGAGTGTATAGATGATCACGGACTACAAACAGATGACGTTTGGTTCAAAGCGTTTGCAGGGCTAGATGCAAACACTGAGAACTACATAAGAAACATGCTAGCCAACAAAGAAAAAATTACACAGACACCAAGAATAATTTTATCAACTATACATGGAGCAAAAGGAGGTGAGGCTGATAATGTATTACTTTTACCTGATATTACTAAGTCTGCTATTGACAACGACGATCGTAATCCTGATGAATTACACCGTCTATTTTACGTAGCAGTCACACGTGCAAAAAAATCTTTACACATATTAGAACCAAAGAACTATGACAGGGCATACATCTTTTGAGATTTCATGAACACATAAAAGGTGACAAAGCAGAATACATAGCTGCAATGTGGCTATGGGATCAAGGCTATCTAGTTTGCAGGAACATGTCACAGCAAGGAGCTGTTGATCTTGTTGCAATCAAAGAACATGAAGTCATACTGATAGATGTAAAATCAGAGTGTGTAAGAAAGCGAGACGGATATAAAATTAATAGATCGCTCACACCAGTACAAAAAATTCTTGGTGTGAATATTTTAAATGTAAACGTAGAAACAGGAGAATGCACCTATGTCTAACCCATACGATAACCAGGTCGGAGGCGACCATTACCAAAAATATAAGATACAACCTAGCGAATTCATCAATAAAAACAGGTTGTTATTCGCTGAAGGCTCTGCTATAAAGTATATAGTTAGGCATCAAGATAAGGGAGGCAAAGAGAGCCTCGAGAAAGCGAAACATTTTATCGATATGATAATCGAAAGAGACTACAGTTGAGAACATT